TACAGGAGGACCAGTTGTTGGCTCTCACTCAGTTATTATTTATTAAAATCCGAACATACCTCTCATATTCTTTGCGTTTAACTGTTTATCTGTATGTTCTACATTAATCCAATTACCATTACTATCTTTGGCAGATATAATATCTGTTGCATATACACTACCAACTTCATCAAACATACCAACCTCAGAGCCGTGTGTTTTAATCAGTCTTGTGTTTCCCTTTGAATTATCCATCATTATTCCAGTAACAGTAACTCCAAGTTGATATGTTCTTATCTCTGTTCCTTTTTTTATGTCATTCGTTTTCATTTTATCCACCTTTCTGCTTGGTTGTTTATAGCTTTTGTTAATCTTTCTCTGTTTTTATAATCAAGACTTGCAACCCACCTTATCAAGTGTTTTTGCATATCTGAGAACTTACCTCTTGTGTATTCATCAGGCTCTTCTCTGTTATATATCTCTTTTGCAAATTGATAGCCATCAGTATCATTTGTCCACCTTATTAGGTCATATAAATCATCTTGTGTCATATATCCCTTTCTGTAGCTTTAAATACAATACTACATATTCGTTTAACATATCTAAAAACTCTGTATCTCCATTTGTTAATAAGTTCTCTATTCTACCCATTCTGTTTTGTATCTCTAAGAATGTCATTTGCTCTCCTTTTTTATTCTGTTTCAAATTCATCTTTCATATCAATAGATTTTCTGTATACCCACTCGTGTTTTAACATTGTTTTAAGTGAGCCATACTCTCCTTTGCACATACTTACACAACCATCAGTGAAACCATCTCCTTCTTCTGATACTTCAATAGTGTGTCCATTAATATGTATTATTACTTTCTGTTTTCCTTTTCTGTCATCAATCCATTTTATTTTCATTTGCTCTCCTTCTCACTTATTACTGTTATTATTTCATCTACTCTTTCTCTAAACTCTGCTATTGTTATACTTCCATTCCATTCCAAATCAGCTAATGCTCTGATATGATTGAATGCGTCTTTATAATCAATAGTGTTGTAACAATCATCTGATATTTTCATTACACAAACCTACTTTCAAGTCGTTCAATTGGATAATCAGGATAATGAATGTTTAACTTTTCTACAAGTAGATTGTATTCCCATACTCTCAGCTCTGTTAAATCTTCCACTTGACACCAATTATCTCTGCAACCATTTGTTAACTCTTGTCTACTTTCTAAATACAGATTTTCTTTCCATTCAGTTACTCTAAATTCAATCTCTGATATTGTTATGATTGGTTTACCAACAAGTTTCATCAGTTTGTCTACCAATTCATCTTGTGTTATTTCTTCATCAATCCAGCAGTCAACCAAATCACAAACAACTTCCCACCTTTTCTTTTTCCTTGCAGGTTTTGCAACAGATAATATAGAATTAACATCTGATGCTATTTTCTTTGCAGCAGTTTTTTTCATTTCCATTTGCTTTTGCCTTTCCTTTTCTTTATCTTTTAATAAACTTTACATTCCAGCACATCTCTATCCACTTTATAGTAAAATCTTTATAATGTATTGTTCTGTTATCTTCTAAACACCAAAATCTATGTCTTAGCTCATTTGCAGTCATTGGTTTTCCCCAAGTATCATCTAACCAACCACTTATACTATATTTCTTCATTTTCTTTTCCTTTTCTTTTATATCAGCGTGTGATTTCACGGACAATTCCATACACATAGTTTATTTACTTGTCGCACTGATATTATTAATTCAATCCTTTTCTTTCCATTGCTTTCAAATATCTACTTGCATTTATATAATCTGTTTTGCAAAAATATCCAATTCTAAAAAAACCATCATCATCATACCAAGACAGTGTTTCATTTCCAGTGGATTCAAATCCTTTTCCACAGGCTTTGCAAGTCCTTTTCTTTTGTGTTGCGGTATAACTAAAATTTCCCTGGAAACCTTCTTTTCTTTTTACTTTGTATTTCTTTTCATCAATGTTTAATTTCATTCCTTTCCTTTCATTATAATTTTGTGTTAAGTTAAAATGTTTGGGATAACAAAAAACCCCAAAGAACAATTGTTCAATGGGGCTTTGTGTTTTTTACTTGTGTTATGATTTATTTTTCAAATGTTGTTGTTCCTACTTCTTTATAAAAATAACACTCGAAAGTTTTACCACCTTTAACATAAGTTGTTGGTTTACAAATATCATATGCTTTCACTTTTTCATTATTAACAATATTTGTTTTAGGTAGTAACAAATAATAACCTCTAACATTTTCTATTCTTTGTTGTTTATCTTTATTTGTAATTACTACACTTGTTTCAATTTCTTTGTAGTATTCTCCAAATTCAGTAACAAGGAATTTATGCATTTTATCATTAACTTTTTTCATTATTTGAGCCTTTAAAGATAATTTCTTATTACTTGTTTTTATCTCTTGTGTTGGCTCTATGTTAAAAGTTTTTGATAATTCTTCAATGTTTGTTATTTGTGTTGGTTTTTTTGCATTTTTCATAACATTTTTCCTTTTATTTTAACTTAGATTTCAAAAAGCAATCGCCAAAGCGATAAATAAATATATAATCATTAAATATAATAAACAATATAAAAATAATAAATATATATAGATATATACAAATAATATGCTATATTATATATATGACAACACAAAATAAAACAAAAGGAGTTCTAATCATGGATAGAGCCATATTAAGCGGTAAACCGCAAGTAATAACAATTATTAAGGGAGAATACAACTTAACTAATATTGTTAAAATAAAGAGTATAGAAAGCCGATTAAATAAAGGCTTAGAAATTAGCCACATTGAAGAAAAAGACAATACATATAAGATATATATATCATTAAAAATAGGGAGAGCATAAAAATGAATCCATTATTAAAAGGCTCATTAAGTAAAAAAGAGTTTACCGATAAATATTATAGAATATACAAAGAAGCTTTTAAGTATGATGAAGCGACTTTAAATATTTTTAATAATTTGTTAAAATATCCAAAAAATAAAAGGAGTATTTAAAATGAATGAGATAATTAAAAGGTATAATATAGGTATGTCAATAATAAATAATAATCAAGGAGTTAAAACAATGAAATTAATAAAAGCAATATATAATAAAATAAGTAATATAATAGATAGTATGTTTGAAAAAGTCGGTTATCATTTAATAGGGTATAAAGTGGATATAGAACAAAATCAAGATGATATAAAAGCAATAAGAGAGTATAAAGTTGGGTTGCATAAATTCAAAACATTAAAAAATGATGTAAGTGATTTGAAAGATGATATAAAAGCGGTTGAAATATGCGTTAATTTGGCGAAAGAGGAACACGAGAAATTAAAAAATGTTCATAATAATTTAGCCTTTGATGTTAGAGAAAGGCTCTTGAAGTTGGAAGATTTCGAGTTAAGAACATTAAAAGAAAAAGCGGAGAAAGTTTTAAATCTTGAAAATGAGTTTGACGAAAAAGAAAACGCGTTTAGATTAGCGAATAAGTTAATTGATACACCATTTAAAGATGATGATAATCTTGATAATTGCGCAAATGATGTAATTAAATTAGTTAATAAATATCATTATTTAGTAGATAATAACGGCGTTGGTGGTGATGATGATTATTTTATTGATGATGTAAAAAGATTAATAACTAAACATATTAACTTAACTAAATAAAGGGGGTTTAAAATGCTAAGTAGAAAACATTATATAAAGATAGCGAGTATTATTAAAGATAGCACTAATAGTAATAGTGATATGTTATTACCTACATTAAACAAAGTAACACTTATTAATAGATTAAGCACTATGTTTAAAGATGATAATTACTTATTTAATTATGATAAGTTCTTTGAGGCTTGTAATGATTAGTTAATAAGGTTGCGGATTGTTTACAATAGACGCCTCGATTTATTCGGGGCGTTTTTGTTTTCTTTTTAAATCTCTAAAAATCAAATAGAATTATAATCTAATTCAATTATAATCCAATTTTCAACCTAATCGAAGAGCCTAGCAAGTTGTTTTGGGGGTGGGGGGGCGTGAAAAAACACTCACACCCATTCTGACCCTATTTTTGAAACTTTGTAACAATCTTTCTTTTTATTATTAATTTTTCTTTCTATATAATATAGCTAACATATAGAATCTCTATTATATCTCTACTATATCTCTATTATATAGATAAATATAATCAAATAAATGAGAAATGCAAGACTTTTTTTTTCGGTAAATATTTTTTATATTAATACATGTCTAATAAATCTAAAAAAACTGAATATATAAATCCAGCTGATAGTACATTTTATGATATGATTGATAGGGCTCAATTGGAAGAGGATGATAAATCAACTAAGATACTTAGAGCTGCATTTTTAGCAGGTGGAATGCCATACATTCAATCTCACGATGACTTGGACATATGGCAACAGGAGCAGCCTTATATAAAGCCAATAAGAGCTAATTTTATCAGAAGTGAAGAAAAAAAAGAATATCCAAATCTATTTGGGTTAATAGAAGAAAATTCAACTTTAGATAAGTTTATATCATCATTTATCCCAAGAACTGAGCCAGACACTCTTCATATAAGCGGTAAGTATTTTGGTGGTACTAAAAATCCTTTGAGTGATTTTTTAGCAGAGATTTCTCATTCAATACAATATAGTAAACCAGAGGAAATAAGAGAATTTTTAAGTATAGCTGCTGGTGAGGAACGTAGAGCTAGTGGAGAGGATGTATATAATATTGAAGGAACAATGGAGCATGATGCTCATTCTAAATATCAACCAACGTTAGCAAAATCTTTAGTTGATGCTATGAAAGAAGATTATCCTAAATATACACCAAGATTAAAACCATGGAAAGAAAATTTAGAAAGATATTCTGAAATACCAGATGAAAAAGAAAAATATGGTGGGCATGCTTCTTTACTTTTAAAGTTAATAAAAGAAGATTCAGAAAAAACATTTAATAGTGCAATGTATAATCTTTGGAAAAAAATAGGAAATAAAGAGAAAGAAGATAAATGGCTAAGAAAATCTTGGGGTATTAAGGATTAATTATGGATATTAAAACTATAAAAGGCGTAGAGAATTATTTATATGATGATGATATTGAATTTAGGGCATTTAATCCTGGAGTTAAGATTGTTGGTAACTGGAGAGAGGGAGTAACAGGAGATTGGGTGTATACTGATGATGATTATGTTATTCAAATCATTAAACGTAGTGCATTAAAGCATCCTGGCTATAAATCGCCAAGGAATGTTGTTTTGACTGTATGTGGTTCATTCATCATTGAACAAAAGACTCATCAAATACTCGGTGAGCATGGAGTTGCGGAAAACATCTATTCATTCTCTGGTAACTATAAAGCCATTTATGAGAGGGCAAAAGAAAGAAAGTTAAATAATCGTGAATTTCTATTTGCTCAATACGTTGCAGCAGGTGAGGGTGCGGTTTCAGCGTATAAGAAAGCGTATCCAAAGGCAAAAGATGAAAACTATATTAAGAAGAAAACGAATGTTTTATTAAAAAAAGAGAAAGTTAGAACTATGGTTAAAGAGGAAGTAAAGAAAATATTAGCTGATGAGGGTGTTTCACCTGAATGGATTGTTCAAAAGTATAAATTAATCGCTGATTTATCGGATAGAGACACTGATAAGCTTCGTTCATTAGAAGCGTTGTCTAAAATGTCTGGATTATTTGAAACAGAGAAGAAACAAGAGCAATTAACAGTATTTCAAGGATTTACACCTGAACAAATGGAGGCTCTAAGTGGAAAAGCAGATACAAAGCTTATCGCACACAAAGAAAAAGACGAAGATTAAAGACCCTTGTCCTATTTGCGAGAGAGAATTGTACTATAACAAGTATTATTCTAAAAGGATTGGGTTATTTGACATGGAGAGTGCTGACCACGAGATAATTGGGTGGGCTTGTCCAAGATGTAAGAGTGAATTTGATAATAAAGATAATATTATGTATATTTACGGCGAAGATTCAATGCAAGGAAACACTTAATGGAAATAATTTATACACATTTAGCCACAGATGGAGAAGAAACAAACACCTCACTATCCCCTTCTTTTGTTAACTATACTCTATACCCATCTTCATTTGTGGCTGATAATTCTAATTTTTCTATGTGGGAAGATTAATGGCTAAATTTGGTAGTAAATCAAAAGAAAGACTTAAAACTTGCGATGAAAAACTACAAAAAGTCTTTAATGAAGTAATCAAATATGTTGATTGCTCTGTATTGGAGGGACACAGGGATGAAAGACGACAAGAAAAACTTTTTGAAGAAGGAAAAACAAAAGTACACTATCCTATGGGGAGGCATAATAGTTCTCCTTCTCGTGCTGCTGATGTTACTCCCTATCCAGTTAATTGGACTGACAGAGAAAGACAGACTCTTTTTGCTGGTTTTGTGTTGGGCGTGGCTCGTGGCATGGGCATTAAACTTAGATGGGGAGGGGACTGGAATATGAACTTTGATGTAAAGGATAATCGATTTGATGATTTCCCTCATTTTGAATTAAGAAAGGAATAAGATGGCAAATTTAATAGATATGTTGAAAGGTGGAGGAGAAGAATATATTTCATATCCAAGAGCACATGAAAATATTGATAAAGAAATAAATAAAAACGATATATTAGGAGTATTAAGTGGTATACATAGCGTTACTCCAAAAGGTATGGCTCCACAAATTTGGGAAACTAAAGATGTATTTAATGAAGCAAAAACACCAGAAGGAAAATCTATATTGGATAAAATTTTGAAAAAAAATAAATCTTCGATAAAGAATCTTAGAGGTGGAGTAGGCGCAAGTGCATCCTCACTCCCAATAGGTATTTTAACTGCATTATTGAGTGGCGGTGCTATAGGCACAGGCATTAACCAAAAATTTGATTTGTCAGGTAAAATTTCTAAATGGTTAAGACCTGACCCTAAAATGGGAACAAAAGAACAGCATGATGAAGATATGGATATGTTAGTAAAAATAATGAGTCCAGAAGCAGAACTTAAATATTTAAAACAAACAGGACAAGGGTATCCTGCTGATGAAGAAGGGTTTTTAAGAGCTGAGCCTAGAGATACTAATGAAATTTTATTACAATTATTACGTGAACAATCAAATTAAATGATAGATAAAAAAATATCTCTAGGAACATTAATTACATTGGGTACTATTATTGGTACATTTGTATATACTCAAGGTATATTTGCACAAAAGATAGAATCAATGGAATCTAATGGTTCTAGTAATTCACAAAAGATTATGTCTAATAATAAAAAAATACAAACCTTAGAAGTTAGTGTTGCTAAGATAGAAACCAAATTAGATGAGAGATTTAATAGAATAGAAGAATTATTAATGGATTTAGAATAAGGAGATAATATGCCACAAGGTAAAGGAACATACGGAAGTAAAGTAGGAAGACCAAGTAACCCAAAAAAACAAAGAAAACTAAAAGAATTAGTTAAAGCTGGTAAAAAATATAAAAAAGCAGGAAGCCCAGCTAAGCATGGAAGATTAAAAAAGATAAAAGAACTTGTTAAAGGAGGTGCTTTAGAAGCAAAAAAACCTGGATATAAAAAAGCTCATGATTATGTTAAAAAATCTTCTGCTACTTTAGGTTCAGGTGGATATAAAGAAGAAGCTTCAAGGGTTAATGATGCAAGGAATAGAAGTAAAAAAACTTATTAAATAAATAATGGCTAATTTAAATCTTAATGGAAATGTATCAAATAATGAAAAGGTTCTTGAGATGGCATATAAAGACCTTATTGTATTTGGTAAATTATTCTCACCACAAGATTATTTAGCTTCTGCAACACCTGATTTCCACAATTTAGTAGGTAAAAAGCTTTTAGATAAGAAAAATCAACAATTGGCTCTTGTATTGCCTCGTGACCACGCAAAGTCAACCTTAGCTGCAACTGCGGTTTTACATCGGTTCTTATTTGCGAATAAAGAAAGCCCAGAATTTATCGCTTGGGTTGGCGAGGCACAAGACCAAGCAACAGATAATCTTAATTGGATTTCAAATCATATATACAATAATCCTGCGATTCATTATTACTTTGGTGATTTAGAAGGTGATAAGTGGACTAAAACTGAAATTGTATTAAAAAACAATTGTAGACTAATTGCTAAAGGAACAGCTCAAAGATTAAGAGGTAAAAAACAATTATCAACAAGATATACTGGAATTGTACTTGATGACTTTGAATCAGAGTTAAATACTAAAACTCCTGAAGCAAGAATGCAAATAAAGAACTGGGTTACAGCAGCAGTATATCCTGCTATTGATTTTGATAAAGGTGGTTTTTTATGGTGTAATGGGACTATTGTTCATTATGATTCATTTTTAAATGGACTTGTAAAAAATTATAAAGAAGCTATGAATAATGGAGAAGAGTATTCTTGGGATATAACAACATATAAAGCAATACTTGATAGTGGTGTTCCATTATGGCCTTCAAGATGGCCTTTAAAGAAATTAGAAGAAAGAAAGCAATTTTATATAGATTCTGGTACTCCATCTAAGTTTTATCAAGAATACATGAATCAAGCTAAATCTCCTGAAGACCAAATATTTGATGAAGGAGATATAACTGATAATTTTTATAAAGGTGGAATCAAATTTGATGAAAGTAGAAATTCTTGGTATTTAAAATTAGATGATGGGAGGACTGAATATGTTAATATTTACATGGGTGTTGACCCTGCTTCAACACTTTCTGTTAGGAATGATTATAGTGTTATTATGGTTATTGGTGTTACCGCTGATTATGATTATTACATTATTGAATATTGGAGACAGAGAGTATTACCCATGGACTGTGCAGATGAGATATTTAAAATCGCTGAACGATATAGACCAATTAAAAGAATAAATATTGAAACAATATCATATCAAGAGATGTTAAGAGATTATATACATAAAAGAAGTAAAAAAGAAGGAAAGTTTTTACCAGGTATTGAACAAGGTATTAAAGGATATGGAAATCAAAAAAAGAAAGATAGATTATTTGAAGGATTACAACCTATGTTTAAAGCTGGTGCTGTACATTTAAAAAAGGATATGCATGAATTTATTGGAGAATTACTTGATTTTCCAAAAGGTTCACATGATGATACAATAGATGCATTTTGGTTATCAACACAATTTGCAAAGGGCAGTAAATCTGCTAGTAAAATCAAAAAAGTTAAAAACAGAGATAATGAATGGGAAAAACCAAAAAAAACATACAATTGGATTACAGGAGCAAGGGGTTGATTTGTATTATAAAAATATTATATATTATGAGTTATGATAGAGACAGATAAAAAGGCAGAATATACAAAGGAGTTATGGAAGCGATGGCATGATGCTCGTAAAGAGTGGGAAGACCATGCTAGGGAAGATATTGACTTTTATTTAGGTAATCATTTTAGTCAAGAAGAATCTGATGAACTTGCATCAAGAAATCAATCAAGTATACCTTTAGATAGAATTTATTCTGCTATTGAGCAGTTTAAGGCTATCATAACTTCTAAACCACCTAAATTTTCAGCTATGCCAAGGGAAGACTCTGATAGTGATTTAGCAAATGTATGGAAAACAATACTTGAATATATATGGAATATTTCTGATGGTAATGAAGTATTTAAACAAACTGTGCATGATTATTCTGTAACAGGTCTTGGTTATTTTTATGCATATGTAGATAGAGAAGCTGATTATGGAAGAGGAGAAGTTAAATTTACATACGTTGACCCATTTAGAGTAGTAGTAGACCCTAATGCAAGAAGTAAATACTTTGATGATGCAACAGGAATGATGTTATCTACTATATTTACAAAATTTCAATTATTAGATTTATATCCACAATTATCTGAAGAACAAGAAGATGGAAAATTACTCATTGATTTAATAGAAGGATATAGCGAAGATGATACATATCCATCTCCAATGAATCAAAGAACTGTTGGTACATTCACTCCTGATTATATTAAAGATAAAGATACTGGTGAAGGTTCACAAAAATATCAATTAATTGAACATTTTTCAAAAATTAAAGTTCCTTATTATAGAATATTAAATCTTGAGTCAGGTGAAGAAAGAATACTTGATTCTAAAAATATGGAAAAATTCTTAGCTGATAAACAAATGTCAAAAGCATTAGAAAAAGGACTTATTGATGTTGTGGAAGTTGAACAACCAAGAATTAAATTAACATGTACTATTGGGCAAATAGTTTTGTATGAATATATATTAAATACTGATAAATATCCTATTGTACCTGTGCCTAATATTTGGACTAATACACCATATCCAATGAGTGATGTAAGAAAGAATAAAGATTTTCAAAGATTTTTAAATAAAACAATGTCATTAATAACCTCTCATGCGCAAGCATCATCTGGATTAAAACTACTTATACCACAAGGGAGTGTTGATGATATTGAAGAACTTGAAAGAAATTGGGCTAATCCAAATGCAACTATTGAATATGACCCATCTTTTGGTGAACCTCATTTCCCCTCTCCTCAACCTTTATCTAATTCAATTATGCAATTGCCTCAACTTATTGAAAAGTATATTGATTTAAATATGGGAATATTTGAAATGATGCAAGGAAATAGCGCAGTTGCTCCAAAAACATCTTCAGCTACAATGATGATGGAGGATTTTGGTCAAAGGAGAAGCAAATCAAAATTAAGAGATATTGAAGGTTCACTTAGACGTTTAGGTCAAGTAATATATAATTTCTCTAAAGAACATTATACTTATAAAAAAGTATTTAGAGTAGCACAACCGAATAATGATATGAGTGAATATATGGTTAATCATTACAATGATAAATCTCAAGCGATTGGTGAAATGATTAATGATTTAACAATTGGACAATATGATGTAAATATAATTGGTAATTCAACAATGCCATCAAATAGATGGGGTGAATGGTCAATTTATATGGAAGCTTACCAAGCAGGACTTATTGATAGAACTGAAGCTTTAATGAAAACAGATATATTTGATAAAGAGGGAGTATTACAAAGAATGGATATTGTTCAACAATTACAACAACAATTACAACAGTCTCAAGAAGCAATTAAGAATTTACAGGGTGATTTACAAACAGCTCACAGAGAGTCAATCTCATCAAGGAAACGTACAGAAGTTGAGAAATTCAAATCTGAGCTTAAATCACAAGAATCACAATCCAAGTCAGCTAATAAGTTAGCGGTTGGAAAACTAGAAAGTGCAGTTAAACTCGAAGCAGAGAAGTTACGTTTACGTGGCCAATCTCAAGATAAGCAAGAGAGATTGCAAAGAAAAGGAGAGTAAAATGGATAACGCATTAGAAAATAACAATCTTGAAGAAGGTCAAGTTAATGATAATGTAGGGCAAGATGAAGCAACTCAGCAGCAAGAGTCTAAAGGTGATTGGGAATCACAAGCTAAGTATTTCCAATCAGAAAAAGATAAACTTCAAGCTGAAAATCAAAAGTTAAAGCAATACGAACAAGTTGGAAAAATGTTGGAATCAAGACCTGATATTGTAAATACCATTAGTGGTATGGTTCAGGGTGGTCAACCAGCAGTTCAAGAGAAACGTGTTGAATTATCTAAGGATGAGTTTGACCCCTGGGAAGCCTATAATGACCCATCGTCTAAGTCGTATAAATTTCGACAACAAGAGTTACAAGAAACAATTAATACTGCTGTTCAAAGCCAAGTTGGTGATGTAAAGAAAGAAGTTGGTATGACTAAACTTCAGACTGAACTTGCTAATAAAGGATTAAACCAAGAGCAAATTACATCTTTTATGGATTTTGCTAGTAAGAATCCTGCGGAATATGGTATTGATGGTGTTATTAATATGTGGCAATCTGTAACTCAAAAGCCGACTGAAGGTGAAAGTAATACGAATAACCCACTTGATGCAATTCGTCAAAATCAATCAGTTCCTCAACAAGCTGGTATTTTAAATGGTGAGAAACCTGTGAAGAAAGACGATAAAGATTCAATGTGGGATAATATATTGAAAGCTGGAAGTCGGACTAATGTTTTATAAATTATAACTAAGGAGAAAATAAAATGGCTTACAATAGTGGGCAAGTGAAATTTGGAACTCCTGGTGCAGTTATTGATAGTACTATACCATCAAGAAGACTGTATGATTTTAGCGATAGGGTCGCAGACTTAGCACCAGAAGAATCTCCATTTTTTGTATATTTGTCAAAAGTAGGTAAAGTTCCAACTTCCGATAGTCAATTTAGATTTTTGGAAGATAGAACAAAGATAGCAATCGCTGATAGAAGTTTTTTAGCGAAAGGTGCTCAAACACTTGTTGCAGAAGATAGTTCAATGAATCTTGTCTTTGATACATCAGGTGGAGCAGCAGTTTCATGGTTAGTTCCAGGTATGGTTGTAGCAGTTTCTTTAAATGCATCAGGAGCAGGAACAACCCCATCATTTGGTAATGTTCGTATAAATAGTGTAGACCACACAACAGATACTAGTCAATCAACATGTAATGTTATATCTGTATCAACTGTTGGTGGTGCTTCAATGTCTATTACGGATAATGCTCAATGTACAGTAATTGGAACTTCATTTGTTGAAGGTTCAGGTGCTCCAGATGTATGGTCAGAATCACTTGATAATGGATATGGGTATACTCAAATCTTTAAAACAGCTTGTGAAATGTCTAATACTGCAAGAGCAACAGTATATCGTGGATATGCTGATGAATGGTCAAGATTATGGAATCTTAAATTAAGAGAACATAAGGTTGACATTGAAAGAGCAATGCTTTTTGGACAACAAGCATCACAAAGTGGTATTCAATATACTGATGGTGTCGTTGGTCAAATAATAAGAAATTCAACAGTTGAAGGTGGTGGTGGTCAAGTATCATACACTAAAGACAAATCTTATTATAAATCAAATACAGCAGCTCAATGGACATATGATGATTTACTTAGTGATTTTGAAGTTATGTATGACCCTGCAAGGGGTGGTTCTTCTTCTAAATTAGGATTAGCATCATTACCAGTAATATCTTTCTTTAATAAGTTGGGTACTTCATCTGGTTTTGTTGCTGGAACAGCAGGAACAGCTTCCGAAGATAATCCATTTAGATATAACTTTAATCAATCTAATGGTTCATTTGGACATAAGATAATGAAGATTGATACTATTCATGGTGATTTAAGTTTAGTTAAAGAACCATTATTTAGAGGATTTTCATCTGGATTCTTAGCTCTTGTTGATTTAGACCATGTATCATATAGACCTCTAGTTGGCAACGGTGTTAACAGAGATACATCAATAACAACAAACGTGCAACAAGCAGACGAAGATTTACGAAAAGACATGATTCTTACAGAAGCAGGTCTTGAAGTTTCTCTTCCTGAAACTCATGCACTGATTAATTTGGAGGGCGTGTAAAATGAGAAGTGATTTATTGAATGTAAACAGCTCATCAAATGTTTCAAATGATGGGTTTAGTGAAGTTGGCGGAGTTAGTAAGGTATTAACTTTTGCTGGTGATTGTAAAGAATCTAGATTAGATTCTGCAACTACTCAGTATAGTGCTGGTGATATAATACAATATTGTGGAGCATTAGATGTTACTGTTCCAGAAGGTATGCATGACCCAGTAAAGATACTAATCGATAAAGTAATGGTATGCACATCAGTTGTTACTGGTAATGCAATGATTGGTCATATTACAGCTGGTACTGCAGCTAATGAAGCTGTTAATGCAGCTCCTACAGGGGCAGTTGAATTGTTTGGCGCAGGTGCTACACAATTATCCCCAGAGGGATATGCATTAGCTACAACTGCTACAGAAGCTGATGATTTGAATTATAATTCAGCTACAATTGCTTGGTCAGCTCCAAATATCATACTTCCAGTTGCTACTAAATATTTATATGCGTGTGTAACCACAACTATAAATCATGCAACTAACTTTGATGCTGGTAGATGGAACTTAGCAGTTTACTATACTGTTCTTTAAACCTAATCAATAGGGTTTGATAGTTTTGTAGAACTATGGAGGCTATCGTATAAAGGGTGGCCTCCGAATCTACTAAGATTTTTTAATAATAAAAGTACATTCATGCTCTAGCCAGAGCTTTAAGTACACTCACAAAGGAGAATAAAATGGCATCAAGTTTACATAAATTCACAGTAGCCGAGGCTCAAAATGCAGGAATGGGTCAAGCAGGCGCTAAATTCATATCAGACAATGCAGAACATACAGGTAGTTTTATAGCAATACAATGCTTAGAAGATACAGTATTTGCGACATTAACTCCATCTGATACAACAAACGGATATGGTGTTGGCTCATATAATGGAAATACAATGGCATCTGAAACAATTCCTGCAGGAATAGTTATATATGGTAGATGGACTACTGTAGATTTAACTTCAGGATTAGTTATAGCGTATATAGGTTAAGCCATGTTAGGATTAGGCTCTAGTTTAACAAAAAGTGGTATAGTTACACCTGGAATCGTAACTGATAATCTCGTATTAAAACATAATTATAATGCAGCTAGCGTTGTACCTATAAGTGATGGTGCTGCTTATTTTGATGGTAGTAGTGAATATATAGATTGTGGGGATGATGCATCATTAAGAACAGCTAGTTTTACAGTATCAGCTTGGGTTTGGTTCCCTGTTCTTGATGTTTATACTGGGATTGTAAGCTCTATTGATAATGCTGATACAAATAATAGGTCAGGGTTTAGCATGACAAAAAAAAGTAATAATGAAGTAGAATGGAGGACTGGATATACTACAGATTTACAGGGAAGCACTTCAAATACTAAATTAGAGGCAAATAGATGGTATCATGTGGCTCTAACTTATGATGGTAGTACTCAAAAAGGTTATATAGATGGAGTTTTAGAAGATTCAGATTCTTATGCTAATTATACTGTATCTACTGAAAATTTTATAATTGGAGCGTATTATGCAAGTGCACCTACTTCTCTTGAGATGAATGGATATATATCTAATGTAGGATATTGGTCTGAAGTTTTAACTCAAGCACAAATCAAATCTATTATGAATAAAAACTATGCAGGTTTATCAGATAGTGAAAAAACAAATTTAGTATCATGGTGGAATCTTAGTGCAGATGCAAATGATTCACATGGTTCAAATAATGGGACATTAACATAATGGCTGCTACTATACAAACCATTCAAAAACCAACAAAAGCTAGAGCATTAGATACCTCTGGTAATAATAATCATGGACAAATATATTCAGGTAGAGGATTAGAGTTTGATGGGGTTACAGATTATTTAGATGCAGGAGTTACAGCTGCTACTTTAGGAATAACTAATGATGTTACAGTTGCTTGTTGGGTAAAATCTACAGATGCAGCTACAAGTCAATACCCATTTAATTTTTATCAAAGTACAAGTAATGCTGTAGGTTTAAAAATAAATAGTGATACTATATTAATATTTGATGATGTAGGCGGAGGAGATGAATCATTTTATGCCACTACAATTAATGATAATACTTGGTATAGAGTAACGATGGTTATAGATAGTTTAGCAGTAAAATTATATCTTAATGGAGTATTAGTTGGAAGTGGTTCTTCTATCGCTGATGGATTAGATTCATATACTTCTAATTTTTATATTGGAAATAGAAAAGGTTCAGGTGGTAGTAGTTATTTTACTGGGATGCTATCTGATGTTCAAGTATGGGATGCAGCATGGACAGCAGACGATGTATTATACGATTACAATAATCCAGAACAATTAGCTTTAAATAGAGGTGGTACATCACTAACAAACTCTAATCTTAAGATATGGTATCCAATGAATGATGGACATAGAGGGCAACAATCATATATACTTGATGCTTCAAATACAGGGTTGGGGGACGATACAGTAACTAATGGAGATTTTAGTGATGCTTCAGTTACTACTACAAGTGGAGGAAGTAACTTAGCTGGGTGGACAAATGAAAGCACTCACGATGGAACTCATTATTGGGAAATTACAAATGAACAGTGTAGGCTTGTTACTAATGATGGAACTGCTACGACTATTAAACAATCTATTTTAACAATAGGCATTACATATAAATATTCAATTACCGTTATAACATCAGCAGATGGCTTTATAAAAATGCAAAGTGGAAGTGCTCCTTTTTTTGTAGGCACTACTGATACTACTGGAACATTTACTGGAACCTTTACAGCAACTCATGCAGACTTAAAAGTAGTTCGTGGAGATGGTTCCGCAGCAAACGACATCACATTTGATAATTTGTCAATAAAGCCTGTAAACAACAAAAATCATGCAACAACTGTATTTCATGGTGATGAGTTAGTTACTAATGGTAGTTTTAGCGCTGATAGTGATTGGAATAAAAATAGTAATTGGTCAATAGGTAGTGGTGTTGCAACAGCTGATGGTACTTCAAGTAATAATATTAATCAAAATGCTGGATTAACAATAGGTAGACAATACATAATATCTTTTGATATAACAGCTTATACATCTGGTGGAGGATTTGCAGTAAGAGTTGGTAGTGGTAGTAGTTATAGTACTCCAGTAACTTCTGTTGCTACACATACTGTTACACAAACATGCGAAGGTAATGGTTATTTATATATAAACGCAGATTCAAATGTTGTAGGGTCAATAGATAATGTATCTATTAAAGAAGTAGGTACAGCAACAGGCTGGACAGATGCAGACCAACAACTTCAAATACCACAAACAGCTTTACAATCTTATAATCAATTGGCTTGGTTTGATGGAGTAGCTGATAATGTTCAAATAGCCGACCATAATGATTTTAGTTTTGGAGATGGTAGTGAGGATTCGGCATTTAGCATATCTGCATGGATAAATATGAATGATGCTACTTTATTTCCAGTGATAGGTAAGTTTTCTAGTAGTCATAGAGAATGGGTATTTCTTACTGATGGTAGTGATAAACTTTATCTTAAATTATATGACCAGAGTGCAAGTGTATATCTTATTGGACAGTATGATACAGCATTAACCTCATTTGAAGGACAATGGTTACATGTAGTATCTACTTACGATGCAACAGAGCATCCTAATGGAATAAAAATATATATAAACGGAGAATCTAAAACACTTGCAGTTACAGATAATGGTAGTTATGTAGCAATGGAAAATAAAAGTGGAGCTGTTACAATAGGAGCAAATTTAGGTGATAGTAATTATGCTAATGGAACTATAAATGAAGTATCTATATGGGGAACAGAATTATCTCAAACAGAAATAAATGAACTATATAATGATGGTAAAGCTTTCGATGCTTATAATCATTCTAACCGAACAGCTCTTCAAGGTTATTGGAGAAATAATGGACTTGCAACTTGGCAAGATTTAACAGCTAATAATAGAGATGGTACTCCAACAAGTTTAACAGAAATAATGTTAATTACAGCAGGAGCAGACGCTACAAGAGATTCTCAAGGATTTCTAATGAATAGACAAAGGGTTACTAATAGTTTGAATTATTATCCAGATGTAGGAGGTGGTTCAAATTTAAATATTGGAGCTCAAACAAAAGTTTCTGGAAGTCCATTAACTGAAGCTCAATTAGAAGCAATGACTGTAACTCTTTGGTTTAAATCTCCTGATTATTCTAATACTGATGCATTAGTCAATGTAGTTGTCGATGGTGCTGCTGAGTTTATAGCTCAAGTCGCTGGTAATGGAAGATTCAGATGGACATATGAAATTGACGGATTTAGTGGTAGTGCAAGACATCAAACTAATTCTAGTGTATTTTCAACTGATAAATGGACTTTTGTAGCATTTGCCTTAGACCATGATGCTGATACAGATGCAAATAGAGCATTGTGTTATGTAGGTAATGAAGATAATGCAGTATCTCTTCAAACTAATGCTGGAACTCAAACTGGTAGTCCAACCAGTGGCATGGAAGATAATTCTATGTGGATAGGTGGAGAAAAAGCAAGTGGAAGAAAATTTGTTGGAGAAATAGATGATGTATGCGTATATAGCAAAACATTAACATTAGCAGAAATAACAAGAAACTTTAACGCAGGAAAAAGGAGTCACAGATAATGGCACATTATGAAATGTATTTTTGTCTACCAAGCAGTGCATATGATAGTGCTGTTGGTACCAAAATAAAAGAACTATATCCAATAGTAGAATCAGTAGATGAGGATGATAATATTACTTATGTATCTGCACCTACTTGGCACGATATAATATTTGCAGGTAAAGTAGGAGCTCCAAGATATTCACACGATAAAGCATATTGTATTATCAAAGGTGAATGGTCAGCAAAAGATGGAGTATTATCAGAGCTTATAGCATTAGGAGCAAGTAAAGCATATCCTAATTTTAGTGTATTAACTAAGTCAGAAGCACAAACTTTGGCTAATAGTGATACATTTGTAAGTGAAGACTAATTATATTAAATTAGAGGGAATTTATGAAAAGAAATAGAACATATTATTGCAACTCTTGTAAAGAATGTATTGACTTTAAAGCAAATGATGACCATATATGTAAGTGTGGATATATTTTCGGTAAAACAGTTAATATAAAAAATGGTATTAATATGAGAACAACATGGAGTGGACAAACAAAGGTCGAATTTAGTCAAACAACAATTGATGATGATATAGCAGATAGGAATAGAAGATAATGGCGTGGACATTTGGAGATGAAATAAAAGTTTTAACAGGTTATGATGCCATGGGAAGTGATGATTCTGTAAGTGGAGAGGATTTTTATATTCATACAAATCAATGGTTAAAAGATGCGGCAAAAGAAGTTACACATTTATTACCAGATAAATTAAAACAAAAGTGTATGACAGAAACTACCTTAAATAATTCTACTCCAACTATGGATATGGATGGTAAAGGTGAAATTTTGTATGTAAATAGGCTTTCTGCTGATTCTGGTGGGAGTAGAATTCCATGTAGGAAAATACCATCAATGTATGGAGAATTAGCAAATGATTCAAATAGTTTGTATAAAGCAAGTGTTACTGACCCTGTATATTGGATTTTAAGTTCAGGTGATGCTGCAATTTTAAATGTAATACCAACACCAACTGCAAATCAAACTGCAATTGTATATCATATTGGTTATCCGAGTCCTGCAAATTTTCATAATGATACAGTTATTGCAAATTTTCCAGATGAAGCTGAATATTTAGTTGTTTTAAAAGCTGCAATATCAGCCACTCAACATTTATTAGCAATTGAAGAAGATATTGAATTATATGTTCCAATTTTATCAAGTTTAAAAGCTCAATATCAAGAAGGTGTATATGCATTAAAAACAGGTAATTTAGCAGCTCCTAAAAAAGATGTTAGAATTGCACAAGAAAAGGGAACTAAATAATGACAGCTAAAAATATTATAGAACAAATAGAAAAACTATTTGGAAGACAACAAGAACAATATATGTTTCAATTAATGAATGATGCATTAGATGATATTGCATCCCATAAAAGAAATAACACAGTGTCAAAAACAACTAATTTAATAGGTTACGATAGATGGTATACTCTTCATGATGATGTAATAGATGTACAAAAAGTTGAAATAAAAGATACAAATGATAGATATGTAATGATTCCAAAATTAGCAGACCCACATAAAATATTAAGAGGAGATACTGACGGAGACGTTACTAGTATGGGTTCAGACACAGATACAACAACTCACACATTAACTTAGGAGAATTATGGCAACAAATAAAAGAACATATCCAAATGATTATTTTGTATGGTATAATGATGACAATAGACTTGCTATATTATCTGAAGATACAACTGCTACGTCAGGAGAAAGAACAAAAGAAAAATATGATACTTACCAAGGAGATGATGTAACTGCAGGAATAAGAATTACATATAAATCAAAATATGGAACAATTGATGCTCAAACAGAAGATTTAAAAACAGAAGCTGGTTTAGATTCAGGATTACATCCTGCAGTAGTATGTTATATGAAATCAAGAATGTTTGAAGATTCAGGAGATGTACAAAGAGCTCAATATTTTAGAGCAATGTATGATAAGATGGTAAAACAATATCCTTTAAGAAAAAGTGGTGTAAGGACATTATCAGTACCTAGAATGTAATAAAAAGGAATAATATGGAAACTTTGAAAAAGAAGTTAATCGGTAGATAGTTTTTTGAAATAAAAAGAGGTTAAGATGGCGAAGTTAGATAAAGGTATTATTAGTAGAGCTATAGTAACTCCTGATAAGCATTTTCCTTTGCATGATGATGCAGCAATTAATGTAGTATGTCAA